TACCACACCAAATCCGTGAACAGGTTGCTGGCGCCGTTGCCACCATCAGTAAGCAACTCAACTTGCACACCTTCACGCATATAACACCGCAGTTGGTCTAGGGTCTGCAAGCTGTTGCTAGACCGCAGCTTAAGGCCGGTCATTGCTAAGTTATCGTACTCGATAACCGTATCTTCAGCAATACTTTCGTTGACGTAGACAATTTCGTGCTCGGGGCCGTTGTCGCAACTGCGTGTAATTAAGTCCCCGTAATGAGACACTTCGGCGATACCTGAGTAGACCTCAAATATACGAGTGGTCGATTGTGGGGTATCGAAGATTTGATACACCGCGCGCGGGGTCACGCGATAACGGAAGCCGTACTGAATACCTTCGAAAGTGGATGCATTTTTGGAAAAAATCTCTCCGCTAACCCATGTTCCTGCAAAGCTGACAACTTCTGTGCTTGTAATTTCCCACCATTTATTGCGTGGTGTTGTAGACAACGACCGTTCATAGGCCCGAAGGCGAATACGCATAATCGCGACCTTAGGGGCATCGCGGTCATAGGTCCAGGTTTCAATGGTTGTTGTGTAGCCAACGGGTAAGTTATCAAAGTAAGGATCTAGTCCTCGCGCAATTGACATAATATTGCTTAGCCTGTTCCACTCAGCAGCCTCACCGTTGTCGTTACGGAAAGCGCCTAGGAATTCAACGCCACTAACAACATCTGTCCATTGACCATACTGCAGCACACCGATTTGGTCCGGAATCACTACCATTTGCGAATGGGTAAAGTAATCTTTAGGTTTGATAAACTTACCGCGTCCTCCGATCTTAAATGTGCCTAGATAGTTTGTAACCGTACTCTCTTGGAATGGCGTGCCGGCACCGTTCAGCTCCAGCACATCTTCAAATTCGCCACCAGACTGCAGCGCAAAAATAGCACTATTAAAAGGGCGCATCCGGTATTCAAACATCTGGTTAGATGGGTGCGTAACCCGGATAAAGCTATAGATATCTTGTGGCGCTGTGCCACTTACTGCAAACAATCCCAGAAATATAAAGCCGTCGTTCCTAGTGGCATTTCGCGTAGCTTCGTTTTCAGCGGGCCTTACGTCAAGTGCAAAAAATGATGTGCGGCGGGCGTAGCTGGTATTGCGCCCTTCACGGACCTGAATGTTCTTATTGTTATTTTGATTTAGAAAGAAAGGCGCAAGTAACGTATTGAAATTAGTAATTCCATTAAAGCGTGTCCATACTTGTGATTTGATGCCCAGTTCTGTTACGTCACAGGGGCGGTTATTGCGAACGTGAGCAAAATCAACGCGAAGGATCGGATAGAACGCTTCTGGGATGTCGCGGTCGCCCCATATGGCACCAGGTTCGCCAAGAATTACTGGAGCAACTAATCCAATCTTGGCTTGGGTAGCGCTCCATGTTTCTAGGCACTTCATCTTGATAATGATCGGTGCGGCGCCGGGGGTAAAGATGCGATTTTCGCGCTCGATAATTTGCCATGTAGTGCGGCCGATCATATAAGTCTGCCCTCGCACAAGTGCAGCATCAAATTGTTCGGCTTCAGCATCCACAGCAGAACGCACATCATCGACTTTTACCCTGACCGATGCGCCGCCAAATGGACCAAACGGCTCCCTGTCTTGTCTGCCGTAGCCAACAACTACTTCAATGATGTCGCCAATTGCAACCGTGCGTTCTTCTGTTAGATTGCCGACGTACTGCGGATAACCGCGAACAGATTGCAGGCCGGGGTTAGGAACTTGATAGCCGTTGTGGCTAATCACACCAACGCGCCTTGCATAGTTGACGCCTGTACCAGGCATCCCGGCAAGTTCTGGCTTGCCTTGGATGCCTCCCCCAAATGGGTGGGTTTGCTGTAGGACTTGATCAACGTATTTGCGTTGATTGGTAATTACTTGCTCTTTGGCTTGAATTGTCTGAGATTCTAATGGCTGGCTTATTTCCCAGTTTGGGCGATACGGGGTTCCATTAGGGATGCCTTGGTACACGCCGAATTTGGTCTGGTTGGTTGGCGTGAACGCACCGCAGAAGCCGGTGTCCTCGACGCCTTGCCTGGTCGGGGTGATGAACGCATTGTTTTGTGGTCCAGGAATGGCGGGGGTTTCTAACGTGCCGTAGCGCAAGTTCAAGCCGTACAGCCGGCTATTTGCTACTTGTGCTTCAAAACCGCCATTCCAATAGAACTGGAAGTCGCTTTCAAAAACGCCATCGATAGCATTGTTACCAAGAAACAAGCCGGAACGATCTGGCTTGGCCATAGGGCCTTGACCCGCTACAGCAACCAACTCTAGAACTTGAAAGCTGCCCCAGCTCTTGAGGCGTGACCATACCAATGCAGGCGAAATCAATACACCGCCAGATGTTTGCCCGGCAAGTTGAACGCGCTTGGTAAAGACGATCGGCACGGGAGTGCCGTAGCTGGCAAGATTTTGTGAGCTATCAAAACCACTGTTAGGCGAAAACCGAGACGCGCCATCAGCACCGCCGAGCTGCAGTTGCGTGACATCACGCTGCGCCTTGGGTTTAGGGGTAAGGAAATAGGCAGCAACTTGCAGGACAGCGCCAACTGCAATGCTGATCAAAGTTGAAACAAGCCAGGGCTCCAAGCCCGTGGCGTTGACATCCGGCACATGGTCATATCCCGCCGGCCTTGCGTAAGCCTTGTGCTGCAGGTGCCTTACGAACTCTTTGTACTCTTCTTCGGTGCAACCGAGGGAGTCGATAAGCTGCTTCTCGTACGGAAGCAGTACCGGGTCGGCAGATTGCCGATAGGGCACCATGCGACCGCCTTCAAATCTTGGTTGATGTACAGAAGGCCGGTCTGCCATGTAACTGCAAATGCCGCCGGATGCTGCTCAAGCAGCACTACATCTCCATCATAACTGGGTTTGTCTACCCGGTATCCCCAGGTCAGCAATGCACGCACAATGGTTCGGCGTGAGTCGGTGTACCAGCTCTGCTGAAACGGTGGGGCTTCAATGCCAAGGCCATCTAGCACCGCGTAGACCAAATGGATGCAGTCGATGGTGCGGCCGCTGCCGTCAGCGCCGTACTCGTAAGGTTTGCCGATCATCTCAAATTGACACGTGCGGTTAGCGGTAGCTTGCCGACCAGTTGCTTGGTCAGGCGTTTGCGTGGTAGGTCAGCGCCTACCGCATCAAGCACAGACGCCATGCGCAGCTCCACCTGCGCTTCGCTCCAAGAACCGCTAACAATCTGAGCGGTGTAGGTGGACAGAATCCGACCACCTGCGATATTTGCTGGGTCAATCAGCATGGTCTGGCATGATGTTACCCATTGATCAGTGACGGCAGTTTCGATCCAGCCGCGTGAAAGGTTGTTATTAGGAAACACCAGCGTGGCTGGTTGGTTGTCGCCAGAGCGGGTTACGGTAACACCGCTGAATCCGAACGGCAGAAAGCTGTAGGTAATGCCGTTAAACGTGACGTTTTCGTTGATCCAGTAGTTTTGAAAGCTTTGCGTGCTTGTGCCGCGTAGTTGCAGATAATGGGCAAATGCTTGAGTGCTCATCGCAGGCCCACCCGTCCGCGTACAGCAGTATTCTGCTGCAACTGGCGCAATGCTTGCTGCTCACCGCGTTGCGCACCTTGCATTGCTGCTTGCTGCATCCCGCGTTGGAATTGATCAGCCGTGACGTATTCCACGCTATTGATGCGCTCGACCGTGTAGCGCACGTCGATGGCGCCGTTGACTGGGGTGGCGTTGCCGCCGGCTTCGCTGGTGTCGCCACCACTGCCGGCGATGACGCCTTCACCGCGTGCGCCACGGCTGTAACGCGACATTGCGGCAGACATCTTGCTGGACGGGATGACATATTCAGATTCGCCACCCTCGCCGATGATTGCATTAGTTGGGCCGGTAACGAAGCCACCTTGGGCCATAAGGCTTGGCATACCAAACGCAGTGGCACCGCCTGCATCAAAAGAACTAAACGCATTACTGCCGCCGAATCCGGCCCCACCTGCGCCGAAGCCGCCACCTCCACCTAAAGCGCCGCCGAATATCTTGAGCGCCTGTTGCAAGACAAACATCTGGATCATCTTGGCGATGATCTGCGCTGCCATGTCCAGGAAGTGATCGGCCACACTTTGGAAGAATGACGCCAGTGCTTCCTTAGCGGTCATGCTGCCGCTGATGACGCCCTTGAACGAGTCACTAAAGGCCGTGCCAATGCTTTCGGCGGCCTTTGTCACTTGGTTTACTGGGTCTAAAAGAGTGTTCAACTCACCCTGAACTTTGGTTATTTCTTCCCTGGTACGCGACAAGGGGGACGCCGCCGCTTCCGCGCCTTGTACGGCTGTAACTGCTTTAGTTTGTACGTTGCCGCGTACTGCACCAAGCTGTCCGAATGCACCCCCTTTCCCAAATACACCTTCGTCTTCTAGGAATTTTTTAATTACAGGGTCTTTTGCAAGCTCACTAAGTTTTGCAATTAAAGCATCAACCGTAGCCGTAGCAACACTTCTTGCCGCTTCGATTGTTTGCAACTCAGCTGCTAACCCAGGAAGAACCCCTGTATTTATAAGATCGCTATACATTTGTTTGCTTTCTACAAGTTTAGTTTGCTCTTGGGTAATATTGTTTAACTGTGTTAATAGTTCACCAGAAGGGGATAGAATTTTTTCTGCTAACGCTAGGTCTTCTTGTTTAAGAGCGTTTATACGTTTTAGGTTAACTATTTGCTTTTCATAAGTTGCTAATTGCTCTGCAGCGGCAGACTCGGCGGCGGACGCGTCTCCGGTTGTGTCGGTTCGCGCAGGCAGAGCGGCCATGCCAGGTAGTTTGTTTACCGGCACCTTGGCAAACAGTTGTTGAACTTGTCGTATAGTATCATTTATAGAGGCTATGTTTGCTGCTGCTGTATCTGATAGGAGTTTGTAGTAGTCCACAAAAGCTGGATCTGCCTTGTTTCCCTTTGCCTTTTCCGCTGTCATCATTTTCTCTGCCCGGAACCCTTCTAGTGTTTCCCGCAACTTTAAGGTATTTAATCCCGCCAGCTGAGATGCTTTTTCTACTTCAAATTTACGCCGCGATGCTGCTTCGTTTTGTTTATTGATTGCTTCGTTTATGCGGGCTATTTTTATCTGACTATCTTCATTTAACCGGGCAATACGCCGGGCGTTGTCAATCTTGGCTCGTAAAATTGCCAGTTCTGTTTTTTGGTACTGCAACTGACTTTGCTGCTGCTTTGCGGCAGCCTCTTGTTCCACCGCAAGTCTTCCGGTGCGGTAGTTTTCTACTGCCGTTTGGACGGTATTCAAAAGTTCAGCGTTGGGGTTACCCGATATCGCTGCACCAACACTCCCCGTTAAAGCGCGTTGCTGACTTGCTATTCGGGCGGCGTTAATTTCCTCTTGTTGTATTTTCTGGATGTAAGCAAGTTCTTGCTCGCGCATCTTGATGCGAGCGTCTTGTAACCTGCGGATTGCGGCAAGATCATCATCGGCTTGAGCCCTGCTAGCCTCTCGTACCGCGTCCTGGTATTGTTGTTCATACTGTCGTTTTGTTTCCGCAACCTCTCGGTTATAGTCCTTAATTTTATTAGCCAATTCGGTGGCATTTGTAAGAGCAAGTGTTTGCTCTTGTTTTCTAAATGTTATACTTTGAATGGCAAGCTGCACCGCTAATTTTTTGCGTAGCTCCGCAGTACCAATAGGAGCATCAGCTTCCAGAGCGTCTTGTGCTTGTTCAAACTTTAATATACGCTCTTTAGCGTCGGCTTCTTTTTGTGCAATAGCCAGTTCTTCTTTTGATTTTCCAAACGAAGAGGCTACTATTTTGTTTTTTGCGGTTTCAATTTGTAGTAATTTTTGT